AAAGCGACGGAAGCGTTCATCCTCAAGACTTCCCTCGCTACGGGCGTGTCCGACGGAGAGCTTCGTCCGGCCCTCGGGAAACTTGTCCGAGCTACTGGTGATCTCACACGATCCCAGGAACTCCTATCTCTTAGCCAGGACATCGCCATACAAACGGGAAAGCCGCTCGCGGCCGTTACTGACGCGATAGGCAAGGCCGCAAACGGTCAATACACCGCACTAAACAAACTCGACCCGACGATGAAGGACCTCATCAAGTCGGGAGCATCCACGACCGAGATCTTCGAGAAGCTGAACGGCACCTTCGGCGGAGCATCCGCTGAGTACGCCAAAACATACGAGGGCCAGCTGAAGCGCGTGAGCGTCGCGATGGATGAGTCGAAAGAAACAATCGGAGCGGCACTTCTGCCAGCGATGGGAAAGCTTCTCGAGTTCGTGAACGGCTCCGTCGTCCCAGGACTCTCAAAACTCGGAGAGGTCCTACAAGAAGACGGACTCGTCAATGGCCTCCAGCGGATCTTCATCGCCGGCTTCGATTGGATCAAGAACGAAGGCCTCCCAATGATCCAGGAGAAACTAGAGCTACTTGGCGAAGCTCTCGTCGATTGGATCGGACCGCGGATCGTGCCAATGCTCAAGGCTCTCGGCAACCTCATCGCCACCGTCGCGAACTGGCTCATCGACACCGGACTCCCGACATGGGTGGACAAGCTAAAGCAATGGGGAGACGCGTTCGTCGCATGGATCGGACCGAACATCGCTCCAATGCTTCAGAAGCTCGGCGAACTTGTCGCGAAGATTGCGGTCTGGGCAATCACCGAAGCACTTCCGAAACTTCTCAAGATCGCCGTGGAATGGTCCGCCGCTCTCATCGGATGGTCCTTCCAACTCGCCCCCGAGGTCATCAAGGGACTCGGCCTCATGGTGTTAGAGATCCTCAAGAAGATCCCAGAGATGGCCCTCAAACTCGGAAAAGGCTTCGCCGAGCTCGGCATCGGACTCGGTAAGAGCCTCATCAACGGGATCATCGACATGGTGAACGGCCTCGTCGGAAGACTCAACGATCTCCTCGAGTTCACCATCCCGGTCCCGTTCGGACCAGACATCAAAGTGAACGCCCCAGACATCCCAGGCATCCCGCGCCTAGCGTCGGGCGGCTTGGTCATGGGTCCTCAACTTTCCGTCATCGGTGAGGCCGGCCCAGAGTTAGTGGTCCCTCTTGACAAAATCGGCAACCTCGGCGGCGGCAACCATTACGCCATCACCGTCCAGACCGGCGTCGGCGACCCTCGCGAGATTGGTCGTCAAGTCGTGGACGCGATCAAACAATACGAACGCACCGCCGGCCCCGTCTTCCAGGCGGCCTAATGGCCGAACTAAACATCGCGCCGGCGGTCGTCGAGATCGAGTTCACACAGTCATCCCAGACGACAAACTTCGTCCTCGACGACGCGACAAAAGGCGTCCTCGGTAACACGACCTACAAACTCGGCGGACAAACCTGGACCGATGTCACCGACCGCGCCTACTCGACAACAATTCAACGCGGCAAAAATCAAGCGCTCGCCAGATACAACGCCGGCACCCTCGGAGTCGTCCTCGATAACCAGACGGCACTCTTCGACCCGACCATCCCCGCCGGCACTACTGGCTATCCCTACGCCGGCCAAATCATCCCAGGCAAGAGAGTGCGCGTCACCGTAGGCACCGAGATCCAATTCCTCGGAGTAATTCAAGACTGGGATCTTGAGTATCCACTCGGAGGCATAGCGACCGCCGTGATCCGCGCCGCGGACGCGTTCGTTCAGCTGGCAAACCGAACCCTCGAGGAGCACACCTTCACCAGCGGACTTTCCTCGGCAATGCTCACCAGCGTCCTTGACCAGCCCGAGGTCGCGTTTGACACCGACGACCGCGACATCGGCACCGGCGTGACAACACTCCAAGAGACGACCGTTGCTCTCGGAACAAATGTCCTCACCTTCTGCCAACTCATCGAAGCATCCGAACCCGGGAGTCTCTTCGTATCGAAGGAAGGCTTCCTCACATTCCGATCGCGTCGCTACAACCCGACCTACGCCGGCGCAATCGTAATCACCGACGACGGAACCTCAGTCACACCTCGCTCTATTGAGGTCGAGTATGGCTCCGAGCTTCTCTACAACCGCGCAACCATCCAACGCGTCGGCGGCACCACTCAAGTCGCAGATCAAAGCGCAAGCCAGCTCCAGTACGGCGTCTTCGCGTACTCAGCCGAAGGTCTCCTTATGAACACAGACGCCGTGGCGCTCTCAATGGCTCAGTATTACGCCAACACCTACGGCCAGCCAGTCTTTCGTCCGCGTCGCGTCCAGCTCGACATGGCCGCACAAACAGGAAGCGACCAGGGACTCCTTCAAGCTCTCGACCTCGACGAAATTGTTCTCATTAGTTTCACACCACCAGGCGGACTTCTCATCGAGCGCTACATGATTGTCGCCGGCATCTCTCACCGAGTCACACCAGGCCGCCACACGATTGACCTCGACCTCATCGACGCATCCGAACAGAGCTTCGTCTGGGGAGATGCTTCGCTACCTTCAGCAGATCAACCGCTCAGTCTTCTAGACTCAAACCGATACGGCTTCTAGGAGGACACAATGGCAGAAGGATACAAAGCATGGACCGGAGGAGATGTCCTCGAAGCGGAAGATCTCACCGACTACGCATCAAGTCAGGCCGTGATGAGGTTCGCAAACGCCGCCGGCCGTGACGCCGCGCTCACCGTCTCCGTCGTGAAAGAAGGGATGCTCGCCTACCTCAAAGACACGAACATCCTCACCGTGAACACGAACGGCCTGACGACTGGCTGGGTCCAGATCTACCCCGTCGTCACCGCCACCATCACCGACGCACAAGTCACAAACGCCAAGCTCGCCGCCAGTTCCGTCTCTTCGACAAACATCATCGACGCAACAATCGTCGGAGGAGACATCGCCGCCGGCACAATCACTAGCTCAAACATTCAAGACGGAACAATCGCACCGTCTGACCTCGCCGCTGGAACCTTCGGCATTTCAATCTCTGGCAACGCCGCTACCGCATCAAACGCGCTACTCCTAGACGGATACGACACCAACGCGAGCACCGCGGCAGACACAATCCCGGTCCGCTTCGGCGCGGGAGTTATCCAGGCGTACCACTTCAACGCCAGCGGCGGCGGCTCCTCAAGCTTCTACGACTCCGGAAGCTACACCTATCTCGGAGTCGCTTGTATGCGAGTACTGAACTCGAGCGATGTCTACTCTCAAGCCGTGAGCGGCCGAGCCGTCCTCGTGAACTCAAACAGCACCCTCGGCACATCCACATCGTCGAGACGCTTCAAGGAAGACATCGCCGCCCTTCCCTACACCGCCGCCGACATTCTCAAGATGAACCCGATTGTCTTTCGCTACAAAGAAGACCACCTCGAAGAAGGAGCAGACCGTCCGGTCGAGGTCGGACTCATCGCTGAAGACCTCGCCGATCTCGGCTTCGAGGAGCTCATCTTTCGAGGAAAAGACGGAGAGCCCGACGGCATCGCATACGAGAAGATCGCCGTCGCACTTCTCAAAGTATGCCAAGACCAGCAAACACAACTAGACGGGCTTTCAGCTCGTCTCGACCAGATAGGAGCCTGACATGGCCGTGAAGACCTTCGCCGTTGGCGAACTCGCCACTAGCGCGGATGTGAACACATACCTCACAAACGCCGGCCTCGTCTATGTCACTCAAGTGAGTCCAACCGCCGCAAGCACCATCGCGGTTTCTAATTGTTTCTCATCTACCTACGACAATTACAAAGTCATTGTAACTCCGGTCATCTCGGCGTCTGCTAGCGACATCAGGATCAAGCTACGAAGTGGCGGTACTCCATCATCTGTCAATTACTACATGACGAACATCTTCGCCTCAGCCGGCGCAATCTCATCCACTTCCGAAGCCGGTCAAGTGTCCTGGCGTGGTGTTTATTGTGGTACTGGCGGTTCAGACGGTAAATACAACTCGCTTACTTTTGACCTATTCGGCCCATTCTTGGCGACAGCAACTCGTTACGACATGCGATCCTCGGCATGGGACTCTACGAGCGTTGTCAATCGTTCCGCCACAGGTTTCCACGACCTATCTACAAGCTACGACGGCTTCGAGTTGTCGGCTGGTTCCAACATTACCGCGACAATCACGGTCTACGGATACCGCAAAGCCTGACCATGAGCCCCGAAGTATCCGCCGCCCTCGTCTCGAGTGGCTTCCTCATCCTGATCGCACTACTCGAACGAACACGCCGAGAAAACAACCGCGACCACGGACAAAACTCCGAGAAACTCGACCGGATAGAAGACAAACTTGACGAGCACATCGGCGACCACGCCCGAGCAAACCTCAACGGAAAGATCACATCATGAACCCTAAACTCCTCGCCATGTGCGCCGACTACGCGCGAGCCGTCGCCGTCGCCATCCTCACCCTCGTCGCCTCTGGCAACTTCGACCCGCGGTCGATGGCCATCGGAGCGGCCGCGTCACTTCTGCCTCTTCTCGCTCGAAGCGCAAACCCAAAAGACTCCGCCTATGGACGCTCTAATGGCTAAGAAGCGCACCTACACTGGCACAAAAGACGGAGCGGCCCCAAGCAAAAGACCAGGCACCGAAGAACTTCAGCGTCTTCTCTGTAAGCGTTACAACGCGCGGAACCTCGGAACATGGGTCGTGAGAAACATCAAAGGCAAAAACACCCTCTCAGTCCATGCGACCGCAAGAGCCGGCGACACAATGCCGAAGAACCGCAAGGACGCCCTCAACATAATCGCCCTTCTCGAACGCCACGCCGACCTTCTCGAGATAGAAGCAATCCATGACTACCTCTACGACATCGACGGCAACAAACCAACCGCCGGCTACGGCCGAGCATGGAGAGTCGGACGAGGCTGGAAGCTCTGGACCGCTCGAGACAATGGCGGACCCGGAGGTCTATGGGTCCATTGGGAACTCTCCCCGCGTATGGCGGACGACGCCAAGCTTGTCCGCGCCGCATGGATGAAAGCTAAGAAGCTAGACGGCTTCTAGATCGCCATCTTCGGTACCGCTTGGACATGGCCCGAAGATGCCCTCCGCACCTAGCTAGGTTCCACCCTTTCCCAGCTAGTCGAGCAGAGGGGAGGGGCCGGTCTCGCTCCCATGAGATCGGCCCCGACTCGCGAATAACTTGACACACCTCTCAAGTTCGTTATAGTGAGTCATGGCGGTGCCAAGACCGCCCAAAACAAAAGAGGTACACGATGACCGACCTGACACCCGAACAAGAACTCCTAGCGCGACTTCATTGGATACGAAAGACTTACTATCAACCCGATCCGACAGTCGTCTCACAAAGAGAACAAAACGGACAACGGATCTCCTATGTCGGCCATGCCCACATCACAAACATCCTTCTCGACATCGACCCTCTGTGGTCGTGGGAACCGTTAGAGATCCGAGACGGACGACCCGTCACACATCTACACAACGGCCAAATCCACCGACGCGACCGCGACCCGATAGAAAAGCCAACCGTGACACTCTGGGGAAAGCTCACCATCTTCGGAGTCTCACGCATCGCAGTCGGCTCCGTAGACGCAGACAAGCCCGAACTAGACAAAGAGCTAGTTTCTAGTCTGATCGTCAATGGAGCGATGCGGTTCGGTATTGCGCTCGCACTATGGACAGGAGAAGACCCGACAGTTGTGACTCAGTTACCTTCTAGACCCTCTCAGACGGCTCCAGAACGCCCACAAGCCGACAACACACCACAAACGGGACATAGTGCCACACCAGCAACAGAACCCCAAGAGAGAGCGCTCTACGCCATCTCAAAGAAACTCGACAAGCTCCCGCCGGCGAAAGGAAGCCTCACAAAAGTCGAAGCCGGCAAGATGATCGAGAAACTTCAGGCAGAACTAGACGCCGCCAACGCCGAGGAGGTCTTCTAATGGATCTCCAGACCGCCCGCGACCACATCGAGGACCTCATGATTGAACGCGAAGAGCTTCTCGCGCGTCTACGCGCAACCGAGACAACCTCCGACGAATGTTCACCTCATGGCATCCCACGACCTCACCTCAAGCTCTACGAAGTCGTCGATGACATCCCGCTCGTCTTCTGGGACCTTCACATCTACCGTCAAAGCCCCGGCTACATCCGTGTCACGACATTCATGTCGGCCGACAAGAAAAAAACAGACCACATCATCGAGACCGGTCCGACTCTCGCCGGCCCCTGGCATGAATTAAAGCGCCAGCTATGAACGAGAAAACCTTCGCGCACCAGATCGAGTATCTGCTCGAGCTTGGCGGCTGGCGCTGGTGCCACTATGAGCCAGCGGTCAGACAGTCCGGCACATGGGCAACACCACTACGAGGCGACAAAGGAGAACCCGACTATCGCGCGGTCCGTGGCGGCCGTCTCATCTTCGCCGAGATTAAAGGCGACGGAGGACGCCTTTCAGCGTTCCAGAAGGAATGGATCGCCGATCTCTTGGAGGCTGGCGTCGAGACCTATGTCTGGCACCCTGAAGACCTCGAGATAGCAAAGACGGTCCTGCGATGACTGAGATCCGTTCGTCTGATTACTTCGCCATCATCCCCGAATGGGTGCTCTACTCCGACATCTCAGCCAACGCCGTCAGGCTCTACGGCGTCCTTAACCGTTTCGCGAACTCACGCGGCCACGCATGGCCCTCAAGAAAAACCATCGCCGACCTCATGCGGGTCTCTGTGGCCACCATTGACCGAGCAAAAGAAGAACTCGTAGAGGTCGGAGCGCTCACCGTCGAAGCCAGAAAAACACCATCCGGAGACCCATCATCGAACCTCTACATCCTCCACACCTCCCATGTGGATAACTTAGGAACATCCTCACCCATGACGCAGGGTATCCTCACCCGTGAGGGGAGGGGTACCCCCACCGGTGACGCACTAAACAGAGCCAGTATTAACCAAAGAAAAACAAGGCCGTCATCATGCCAAGAGTGTCTAGGAAAATACACAACAGGCTACGACGACGGCACCGAAGGACTAGCCCACATCTGGAGCGTCGAGTCTCAAGAGTTCCTCATCTGCCCATCATGCGCCGGCTCAGGACAAAAGACCAAAACATGAGACTCAACCCGCAAGACATACGAGACGGCCTAGACGAACTCCTCACAACCCCAGGCATGAACTACCAACTCATCCGCCAGACAAAGGAATACATCCGCCAGCTCGAAGGAGACCTCCGACGCGCCGGCTTCACCGAATACAACGACCCGAAAGACAAAGAGAGCAACCAATGACAGACCACACAGACCAGACCGAACGCTTCAGACTGGAGAACGAACTAGACCGCACAATCAGAGAATGTGACGCACTACGAGACATACAACGATCAGCACAGTTCCTAGTAGACGCCATCCATCTACGAAGCTCAGGAGCAGACATAGAGAACCTATTCACAGACGGCTACCAAAACCTAGTGTCAGCATTGCGGGCCTACTACCAGCCGAACGGAACAGGCCGATGAACGACAATCAAACACTCAGAGACCACCTAGAAGACATGACCATTGAACGCAACGAACTACTCCAGGAACGCGAAGAACTCAAAAAGCGACTCGAAGAACTCAACAAGCGCGTCTACAAACTCAACCACAACCTCGCCGCACTATGGAAAGTCGATTAGCAATGAACCAGCCGACACTCTTCGACTACATTCCAGAACTCACACGAGCCGAACTCCTAGCCCAGCAAGGCGTCCCGCCCGTACCCATGAACCTCACAATCAACCCGACTAGGCTCGTAAGAACCCAAGACCCCGACACATCAAGACAGGCCGCCGAGAACGCATCGCGTCGCGGCCCCACTCAGAGGAGACAAGTATGGGAAGCACTCAAGAAGCTCGGAGGAGCAACCGACTACGAGATCTCAGTCGAGTGCGGCATCCTTCGCTCAAGCGCCGCCAAACGCCGGCAGGAACTCCTAGACCTCGGCTATGTGATCGAGACACCATTCCGACGCAAGACCGACACAGGCACCGACGCGATCGTCTGGCGGTGCTCGTATGTGTTGGACTACTCGGGCTCATAGCCATGCCATCACAAGCACAAGCACACGACCTAGACATGAGTCGCGACAAGTACCGAGGCGTACTCCCCGACAAATACTACGACCAGGTGTCATGGTGTGAGACGCGAACCATCCTCGGCGAGCCATACGGCACAAAGAGCTACACATCTAGTATGGGCATCCACAGACGCACCGCCCACAGATGGAGCGGCAAGAGAAACCTCAACGGACTCACCGCTCGAGAAGTTGTCAAGGTCGCCGACCGCATCGCATTCCTCGGATGGACTAACCCCGCCGGCGAGTATGTGTTCCCCGTAGGTCCGTTTGGCTGGGCCGTGGTGCGTAACGGATGTGGGCAGACCCTCGACTTCATCTGTCACTCCAAGAAGAGCAAGGTCCAAAAGCATCGCGCCCGCGCGTGTCGTTTGGCTGGCACTCATGGCTAGGAAGCCCTGGTATGGCGGACCGTGGAAGAAGATCCGCCTTGAGATACTGGAACGCGATCGCGAGCGATGCCAGATCAAAGGACCAGGCTGTACCGGTCAAGCTAACGAAGTGGATCACATCACACCCGTCTCGCTCGGTGGCGCATGGTGGGACCACGAGAACCTTCGCGCCTCATGTTCTCGGTGTAATCAAATGCGCAACACGAAGCGGACCGTCACTCCGTCGAGAGTATGGTGAGAACATCATGAGAGCTCGACCCGTTTCTTCCCGAGAGACCGTTATCCAC